GCCAAGTTTTTCATCTTCTGCATCAGTTATGTCTTTTACTTTTGTAGTTTTAACAATATGTTTTGCTTCATCATAAAATTCAGTTTTTTCATCTTGCCAAAAATAATCTAAAGCTCCATCTCGGTCATAACCTATTTCATATCCAACATAAATTGCCTTACTCATCTGACACCTCCTCAAAATGATTTTCTATGATTGTTATCTGGTCTTGTATATGTTCTATATCTTTTTCTATTTCAAAAATATTAATGTCGTTGTTTTCATCAACTGCAATATCATCTAACAAACAAGCAACAGATATACTTGCTTCTTTTACTGCTTTCAAAACGTTACTCATCTGCCACCTCCTAATTAAATGGTATGAAATTAATAAATGGTTGTTCAACATGGTCATCTGGAAGCCATTGAATGTTTAAGTCATCTGCATTTAAAGATGTATCAATAGAATCTCCCTCGTCATCGTATCCCATAACCAAGCCTTTACCTGCAAAGTTTTTTCCATTGATACTAAAATATCGTTGGTCATTTTTGAGCAGTCCCTCGTCATCAACATAAAGAACATTTTTGTCATCATAGTTAATTGCGTCTAAAGGGCGACACCCTAGAAGAACATATATATCTTCTAGGTTGCCAAGTATGTCAACTTCTTTGACAGTTTTCTCAAATGGGTTTATATGTATTGCTTTCATTATGCTGACTCCTTTTCTAGTGTAGCCAAGACAGACCACAAGGGTTGCAAGTCATTTTCTGTAATGCCTTGTTGAATACATTTATATTCATCATCGTAAGCAACTTTGTGCTTTGCCATATACCATTGTCCATTTTTAAACAGATATACATACTCAATTTCAGACTCTATGTCATTATAAAAAGTATGTGCTGAATGATAAATTATCGGTGGGAACTCATTTGCTCTATCTGATAAAGATTCGGCTAGAGTTTCTTTTATGCCAGAAAAATAACCTTGATTGGCTAATTGTTCTGCTTTCTTTTGGTTGTCATAATGTTGATTTAACATTACTCCGTTATGTTCTGGGTATCCGTCCCAATGACAGTATGCCACTACAACTTGCCCATTCGGTCGCTGATAAGCGATATTACTTCTTGTTGCCATTTTTAACCTCCTACAGTAATAATGGTTTAATAAAATGTAAGGCGTTGTTCATATGACATCTAAGCCGATACTATGTATGGACTACTGTGCCAAACTGGATTTATACTTTAATAGCTATCCAAGTTTTCTGCTAACCTGACAATTACAATCATACTCTTATAAATATAATTGTCAACTATTTGTATCCAATTAATATTATGTTTTTAATTATATGTAAGAAATTTGTAATGATAATCGCATAC